TAGCTCTGCCGCGATCACGTCGCCCATCTCTTCCCAGGCATCGTTCGCCATGTTGCGCCGCCATCGCGTGCCGTCGGTCAGCGTCACTTCCATACCGGCGACGAGGTTGGTGGCGGGCAGTGATGCGCCGCTGAATTTGCTTTGCAACGCAAGCAGCGCTGCCTTGGTTATTGTCCCAAGCCCAGCAGGCGTCGTAACGGCTGTATCTATCGTGTTGGTATCCCATATCTGTGACATTTTTCCTCCTTAATATCCAAAAACTTCCACGTCCACCATGCCAGCTTTGGCAGCCAGCACATCGTCGTAGACATCGATATCCACGCCGTTTATGGTTTTGTTTGAAATGGTGAAGCGGTCGCCTGCGAGCCCATTCAGTAGATTGACTTTTATAGTATTGACTGCAATGAGCGGCGGGTCAAAAGCCAGCGACAGGCCGCCAGATGGCACGATTTTGTTTGCGAAGCGCAATACTTTGTCCGGCACATCGATAGTCACAATGAAATGATCGAGTTTTATCTGATAGCCCGGTTGAGCAACAAAACTGGCGCGCAATTTGTAATGACGTAGCGTACGCAGGCCTGCCGCGAAGGGCTGCCATCCAGTCCAGGTGATTCCATCGATCGAGGTGTTAATCTCGTATAAAGATGCCACCACGCCGACCGGCCCTTCAAGCGTCCAATTGTTAGAATAATTAATAAGCGGCAGCACCAACGAATCCAGCGATTGGCCAAGCGTTAAGATAAATATCTTCGGCAATATAAATAGATTGCAATTAAGCACCCCCCCAATGTCATGCGGGTCGGTGATGTAGCTGCCCGACGAGATGATCCCGCCTTCGCTCATAAGGCTGCTCGGATAGGTATCGAGAGAAAGAGGTAGGTCGTCCAGCACATTGGAGTAACCCAGCGTCAGCGCCGCCCCATCAATCACCATATCAGTCAGCGTGCCGCCCCATCCATAGGTGGCGTCGTCGTCGGTCAGCACCACGTTGATGTTGCTGTTCGCGGCGATGATGCTTTGTGCGGCCGTGGTTGAGTAATTCGGCACAGGGGCGACGGTGTCGAATGCCTTAATAAGGTATGTGCCGCCTTGTGGAGAGCGGATGGACAGCGCGGTGCGCGGGGTGTTGCCGACCGCTACGGCAGTGTCCCAGCTGCTCCCCAAGCGGATCTCGTAACCCGCCACGTCCAGCTCATCATTACCGTGCCAGCTGAAGTACAAATCGCTTCCGTTGCGCGTAGCCGTAAAACCTTTCACAGTCTGCGGCGGCGCTAGCTTGCCGGTGACTGTATGGTTGATGTATTGCCAAATAGATGACGGCGAGACGCCGAGGTTGGAATAGGGTTTGAGCGTTAAGGCGTAAGCCTGCCCGCTGACAACGCGCTCGCGCGTGAAGGTACCACTGGTCGATGAGCCTATTAATGTGCCGCCCTCGACTACATCAACCCGCTCCGTATTGATGGTGTCGAAAATGATGTCCAGGTTCACCTCGATGTTGCCGCCCGCGGCCAGCACCATCTGCTCTTCGACGGCGAAGCGGGTGATGCGCGGCAGCGGCGCGGCCGCCGATACATCCTGCGTCTCCAGCGCGGGAAGGCCGCTATCCAGCCCGTACAAGCTGGCGTTGTATTCGATGAGCGAGAGTTTGGCGCGCTGATCGCCATCCCGCTGTACATCCAGTACTAAAAATTCTTTTATTGCCTTGCCTGTCTCGCCGAGCGCCCACACGTCATAGATCGACGGCGCGGAGGGAAATGCCTCGGAAACATCCACCGCCGAGACGGTGCCGGCAGTGGTGGTGATGGTGCGCGTGACCAACGTATCGTCAGCCAGGCGCAGCTTCAGCTCGTAGGCGATGCCTGATTCGAGTGACACGCTCTGGTCGAGCTGCAAGCGGGTGGTAGTGCTGCCTGATGCGGCGCGGCCGCCGACCCCCCATCGGGTGATATCGTTCTGCACCCAAATCAAGTCGCCCGCTGTGCAGGCGAGTGCGTCAATATCCACACCAAGGATGGCAGTGCGCTTGAGCAGCTCGTTGCGCTTGAGTCGGTAAAACGCTTCGCGCCATGCTTGCGAGGCGCGAGTGATACCGCGCAGGCCGATCTGTATGCGCTGGGCAGCGGTTTCGCTAATGGCGGCGTTAACCACGGTCAGTGTGTCGCGCGCGTAATCCTGCGCGGCGTTCGTGTATCCAACTTCGATGCTGGCGGCGCGGTCCTGCATGGGCAAGAAAGTCTCATTGAAGCTGTTGACGTTTGTGTTCCCGACTGTAAAAAGCTGCGCGGGTGTCGCGCGCGCATCGTCCACTACAATAAATATTTTAGTGCCACGCATGACGAGCTGCGCGCGGGCGATGGCGCAGACTTCCAGCGCGGCTTCCCACAGGCTGGTGGCCGTGTCGAACACGCCGTCGAAATAACAGCGCGCCTCGGCGCCACCATGCCCGTCCGTGACTAAGGTGTCGCAGAAATCCGCCCAATTCATAAAACTGGACAGATCGAGCCGCGAGGGGTCGAGCCCATCGTAGCGCACCACCGCATGGCTGTTGTTCAGCACTGGTTGGGTCAGAATGTCCCAGCAGATCCACGCCGGGTTGCGGCTAAACTGGCTGACCCATGCTGAGCCGTTCCAGACGCGCACGATGGCGCAATCTGCCAAACAACTAAAATTCATTGATCCTGATATCTGGTCTGTGGCTAGCGCATCCACCGCCGCTAAAACGGTGCGAGGATATTGGAAGTCGTCGTACATCACTTCGTTTATTTCGGCCAGATACAGGTCGTCGCCGTAGCGCGTGTCGGTCTGGTCTGCGCTGAGGTTGGTGCAGCGCACTTTGTAGCGGGTGCCACGGTCGAGATTATCGATGCGCAGCGTGCGGCGGATGGGTTGCTGGCTTTTCCCCGTAATGGTGATGGAATCGTACACCTCGCTGGTCACTTCGACGTTCCCGGATAGCCAACGCCACCTATATATCCCGGACACATCGCCGTCTATATGATCTGTTCGTATCACCGATCCGGCGCTAGCCTCTTGCCAGACAGAAATATTTTCACGGCTAACACGTTTGTATATAAAGCGCCCTAGCGACCACCTGCCGGGATATGAGGTGATAACAGAGCGCGCCTCAATCTCTACGAATTGCCAACTGCTGCCACCGTCCGCAGAGATTTCGACCGAGGTGTACACCGACACCGCATCCAGACCGCCCGCATCGTTGGCATACCAAAGCCCGCTCGGACAGACCAACACGATCTCCAGTGCGTTGTAATCGTCGCCCACGGTGTCGCGCGACACCGGACTGCCGGCGACCACCTTGGAGCCGATGTTTTGGTTCTGCCGGGTGTCGTTGAAGGCGGGGATGATGCTCTGATCCAGCTCGCCCATGCGGGCAGTGATGGTGACGCCCTGGTAATAGCCGACCGGCTGGTTATTGAGTTTGAAGTCGGACAGCGCGCTGTACGGGCCTTGACCAAGGTCGACCAACAGATGCGCGATTTGGCTGAAGCCGGTGTCGCCAGTGGATTCAATATATCCGGCAATGATATTTCCGAATAGTTTGTTGCGGCCGTAGGCGCGATGGATGGCCCCGCCCGGGGTTTGGGTGGTCGCTTGAGACCATGCGTAGGCCTGTGAGACATCGGACGACTGGCGGCCAGGGAGAGAGGGTTTGCTGGGGGCCAACAAAGCGCCGATAAGCGCAGATCCAAGTATCGAGTAGCCGGCGGTTAGCGCCAGCAGCCCAAAGCTACCTGCACCACCAAACGCACCGCCTGTCATGATGGTTGTGTATCCGGCTGCGTACGGCGCAAAGGCGATGACCGCAATCGTAAGGATCACACCCAGCGTCTCGCCATCATGCACCGCCGGCATCACCACCATCTGCTCACCGGGTCGCAGCGCGCGCGATGCCCATGCGCCCGGCGCGATCATCTCGCCATCGATAGCGACTTGCAGCGCTGAGTGGCAAGGGAAATGCGTGGAAATTAATTTTGAAACAGTGACATCGCCCAACAGAGATACCAGCCGTTCGTCGCGCTGGCGGCGGTCAAACGGGTTGCGCACGATGACTAATGAGCTTTGTGGAGTCATGTGCGCCGCCCCGTGTAGCGATAAAACCCAGCGATACGCTCCGCCCATTCAGGTGCATCCAGCCGCTGGACGGTAACGCCACGCCGCGAGCTCGTGTGAACGAAACGCCCACCTTCCAGCACCATGCCGATGTGCGACATCCATGGGCCGATGCGCAACACGACCGCGCAGCCGACCTCTGGTGTGGCAAGCGGCTGCCATTCTGCGGCAGCAGCGGCGTGGATGTCTGCCTCGCGCTGGGCCAGGTCGTCCGGTGTGGGATGGTTGGGGATGGGTGTGCCGCGCCGGCGACATAACTCGGCGAACAAACCGAAGCAATCGTACGCCTCAGGGCCGCGCGCACCGGCTTGATATCTAGCAGCCATCAGGTCGTTGAGTTTTATCATATAAACCTGGGCGCCCCGGTGATGCCGGGGCGTCCGCCAAAACGGGCGGTGTTGTCCAGCACACGGCAGGCAAACAGGGTTCTGGCGCAAGTGGTCGCGCTGCCAGCGTAAGCACATTCCGCGCTTCTAAAACCCCAGTTGCAGGAATAAGGTATGGCGGCCTGCAGCGGAAAGCGGCGGCGCAAAGGGTTCTCGGCACCGAGCGCGAAGGTGATCCATTCAGCCGTCGAATCAGCCGCCAGCACGGTGTAGTTCAGCGTCAACTCGGTGTAGTCCGATGCGAGATTGTCCGCATGTACAACCGCCAACACAACCGCGCACCCAACCAACCCATCGTGCGCTTCCATGTACGGTTGCAGTGCGCGCTCTGGGTTGGCGACCTTAAGACTTACCCCCTGGATGCGACCGTCACCACCGTTGCGGATCTCGCCGATGTCAAATTCGAACGCGTAATACACATCTCCGGAGAAGGTGACATTTTCGTTGTTGCGCACCAGGCGGATCACCGAGGCATCAGGCAGCGTGACGGTGAGCAGCAGTAGCCAAGGTGCGGTGCTGATTAGCTTGTTCTTCTCGGTGCGCAGGGCGAGCGGGAGGTTGAGCATCAGACCTCCTGCAGTGTGAAGGATGCACCGGTCAGCGAGCGGTGCTGGTCGGTGGAGAAGTCGATCTGGCCCGCCAGCCGCACGGTGTAGCTGGTGCCGGAGATGGGATGCGTCCAGCTGAACGAGTCGGCGCCATTGCGCAAGGTGGTGATCTCGAAGGCGCGCAGGGCGGCGGTGTCGGTGGCATCCAACACGGGATAGCGCACGCCCCAGCTACGGCGCGCGCGCGTGGTGCGCGGACGGGTTTGCAGATAGCCCGCCTCGGCAGACGAACGCAGGACCACGTCCTCGATCTTGCCGTCTGGCGAGAGCGGCAGCGAGGGTGCTTTGCTGAGCGTGACGAAGGCGGTCATACGCCGATCCCCATCGCGCTGCGGAACTGCGGATCACTGTCTGCCGCGTCCAACACGATGCCGAGCACCCAGTTGCGGCCGTCGAACTTGGGCTGGCCTTGTTGCTTGGCGTTTAGGTTGGTGCCGGATTGGTTGTTCATCTGGATCACAACATTGGGTGCGGCATTCGAGCCGCTCTGCGCCTGCACGCCCAGCTTGCCGTTGATGCGCGTGAGCGGCAGGATCGCCTCGGGGCCCGCCTCACCCATCAACCCGATGCCGCGCGCGAACGGAAACACGGTCGGGCTGGATACCACGCTGCCGGAATAGGCGCTGATGCCTGCGCCGGCATATACACCGCCGTTGGCATTGGGGGTTGGGCTGAATAAATTGTTCAGGAAATTAGTGCCGCCGCCGATCAATTGGTCGGTGATGTTCTTCTGTATCTGGATGCGCAGTAGGTCGGAGATGATGCTGTCGGCCAGATCGCCGAAGCTGCCCTTCCCTGTCAGCACCATATCAGCCAGCGTGTTGGTGAATGAACTCCCCCAGCCGCGCACCGCCGCTTCCAGCGTGTCGAAGGTGGAGGTGCCTTCTTTTTCCACATCCTTGAACGTCTTGGCATATGCCTGACCGATCTGTTCGTCGGTGAGCAGCCCCTGCTCTTTGAGCGCGACCAGCTTCTCCCATTCGGCCGAGGCGCGGGCGATGGGGTCGATGTCGAAGATGATCTTCTGCGCTTCGGCGGATGCCTTGGCGTAGTCTTTCTCGGCTTGGATCTGCGCGTTGATCGCGCCGACAGAATCGGCCGCGGCTTGCGCCTGAGTGATCTGTGCTTCCGATGCGCCCTTGATCGCCAGCTCGTAGACTTTGGCCTGCTCTGCCGTGACGCCCAGCAGCTCAAGCTGCTTGCGGAATTCTTCGTTCTGGATGGCGGTGACGGCGGCGGCGTTGGTGTCGGCTTTGCTTGCGCCGCCGCCTAGCGCATCGAGCAGCTTCTTCCCTTTTTCGGCGGCGCCGGTCTTTTCGGCCGTTTCCTTTGCGATGGGTTTTTTCGCTGCCTCTTCCGCTTGCTTGCGGATGTCTTCCAGCTCTTGCTCCAGCTGGCCGCGCTCAAGGCGCAGTGGGATGGAGATCGGCGTGGCGATGCCGCGCGCGCCTTCTGATGATTGGATCTCTGTGTTGATGGACTTGAGCCGCTTCTCTATCTGGGCAGAGCGCTCCAGCATGTCGTCCGTGAAGATGGCCGTGCCCAAGCCCCCCAAGCCGACCCACACCGCCTCCAGAATCCCTGCTTCACGTGCCGCCTGTGCCATCGCGTCGCTGATCTGCGTGAGCTGCGGCAGCAGCTCGGTGGTCATGGCCATGCCCGCCCCTGCGGCGGCGGCGCTCAGCTTGGCGGCGTTGTCGTTGAATTGCGCGGCGAGCGCGGCCTGCTCGGTGGTGACCTGGTTATATTCCCGCCCGACGGTAATGTTCTCGCGCATGGCGTTTGTTCCTTGATTGAGGAACAACACCATCTCGCCGCCGAGCTTGTCGCCGAACAGTTTGGTGGCCAGTGCGGATTTTTCGATGCCGTCTGGCATGGATGCGAACACATCGGCGAGTTGGATCATCGCCTCGGTTGAATCTGTTGCCGAGATGCCGAGCTTTTTGAACAGCGCTGGCTTATCAGACAGCATGGCAGACAGTTTCGCGCCGCCGCGCGCGACAGTCTCCAGCGATGCACCGTTCTGCTTGGCGGCATAGTCGAGACCAGCCAGCGCCTCGACCGATGTGCCGGTGATCTGGCTCAGCTCATCGAGCCGATCGGCTGCGTCGATGCTTTGCTTGATGATGCCAGCGAAAGCGGTGACGGTGAGTGCGCCGCCCAGCGTGCTGACGACCCCGGAGAGGTCGAACATCTTCCGCGACACTGCGCCGACGGAGTTGCCGAGCTTGCCCATTGCGGCTTCTGCCTGGGCGGTTGCCGCGGTGATGACGATCTTGGTTTCGTTAGCCACGGAGTACCTGCAAGGCTTCGTTTTCCATGATGCGCAGCGATTCCAACATCGCGGCGCGCTTCTTTTTCTTTACCCCGAAGGCTTCAAATACCAGCGGGATAGCCTCATACCGCAGACCGATGACGCCATTTATGCCGACGTTCCACTGGGTGTCGAGCGCTGCGAACACTTGCAGCGGCAGCCAGTTCTCTGGCCAGCATTCGACATCCGTCGGCGCATTCAAG